AGATCAGGGCTTTCCGCTCGCTCAAGGGCGCCTGCTCGAAGTGGCTTTCAAAATTGCTGAAGAACTCAGCGACTTTCTTGGCGATAGTGTTATCGTAAGCCTCCTGCTCCTGTATCGCATTGCAACTATTTCGTGCGTATTCCAGATCTTCCCTCTCTCGCTCAATTTCCTTTAGCCTAGCTGCGATCGTTTCCAGGTTGACCCCTAATTCACCCAGGGACAGTAGCGACTTCGTCCTCTGGTCAAGTTCCCGCGATTTCTCATCGATCGCTTTGAGGTTCTTCCCCTTGTTCTTAGAGCGGTCATCGTAATATGCTTCTACCATTGCCCGGACCTTCTCTTCTGTTGAAGATTCAAGAACAACTTTCTTGATCTCTGAGAGAACATCCCGCTCAAACATGTCCGCGTCAATACTCATAAAATCGCAAACCGTGGGCCCTTTACTGACATTCCCGCTATCGACATACGTGCGGCGGACTTTCCTCTTCCCCGGAGATCCTGACTGCTGAGCCCGGCCGTTAAAGTTGAACCCACAGTGCGAACACTTGATAAGGCCAGAGAGCAGATACGGATTATCAAATCGTTTGACTGCTAGTCTCCCTTTCTCTGAGTCATGCCGGGATGGGTTCGCAAGTAACCAGGTCTCTGCATCAATAATCGCCTCATGTGCGCCTTCGATAATCGTCCATTTCGATTGGTCGTATTCATAATACCTTTTCGCCGTTTTACCGATGCCAATCTTCTTTAGCCGGTCATATACCCGTGCGCCTCGATAAGCCGGGTTACGAATGATAGCGCCGATCGTGCTACCTGACCATCTTTGATTTGTATCTCCCCATTTACCTTTGCTCACACACGGAACATTCTCGGCATTCAAGGTTTTTGCGATCTTCGTATAGCCATACTTCAAACGGGCCCTCATATCGAAGATCCTTTTGATAACTTTGATTTCCGAGGGATCACCGGGCTCCCAGACTGTGTGTTCTTCTTTAGGACGTATCTGCTCGTAGACGGGGAGGCCTTTAGAGTTTATGACTGCGTTACCTTCTTTGTCACGTAGGACGCTAAGGATTCTCTTCTGCCCGGTTGCGACATGGATTGCGACCCTCCTGTATCCATAAGGTGCAATGCCACCGGCCGAGTGGCCTTTACTCACTGCACTGATGCATCCATCATAAGTTCTTTCCGATTTTTTGACAGACTCTTGTTGAGACATGCTTCCTTCAAAAGCACCCAAAATCGAGTCAAATGTCTGATTCCCAGTCCGAGCCATGGTCCTTATTACAACCACGTTGACGTTGGCCGTTTTCTTAAAATACACTTTGTAGAATATCCCTTCATCCGCTCCGGCTCTCCCCCAACGAGATTCATCAAGGACAAGTACTTCTGTGAATTTTGGATGAGACTCCACCGCGGCTTTGAGCCTTGCAAACTCTGGTCGCTTGTCGAATGAAGTGCCGCTCTTTCCAATATCGACAAACCAATCACTGACCCAATAGCCATTCTTCTCGGCATACTCGAGTATGAGCGCCTTCTGTTGTTCAGGGGAAGTTTCCGCCTGCATATCGGTCGAACAACGGATATACCCTACGGCGATCTTTTTCGCTGAGCCAGGGGTAGCAAAATTATGGAGTGTTAGATTCATAGCAGATTCACCTATTCGCATCGTACATTTATCGTTTCTTCTTCCGTACGATGGTAACGCTGGGTCCATTGGTAGTCAAGGCAATTTCGGCATTTTGCCTGCGACACTCTTCTTCTCTAATTATCCATCCTGCAAGGAGTTGGGCGAGCGCGTGTTCGTCTGTCGCAGGCATTTCTCTTCCTTCTTCTAGGTGGATTGATATTTTTTCGATCGGCTTGCTCAAACTTACCAGCCCCATTTATTCCACTTGTATGAATGTCCGACATTAGGCCTGTATCTCCCTGTTCGGGGGCCAAGTCTGATAACAGGGGTTTCGTCTTTTTTCACCTTCGATCGTTCCTCCAATCGCCTTGCAAGGTGCTCCATGGAGGGATTAAGAAGCTTCATGGCAGCTAGGGCATAGACCTCGCAGTCAAGAGCCTCATTCCTTCGTCCGGACTTTAGCTCCCATACTTTGGTGGGAAAGCCTTTTGAGTATTTTGTGACATGCTTCTCTGATGTGAGCTGAAGAAAGTACTCTTCATTGCATTCCTGGCTGAAGTGCATATACCCTGTCCCCGGGTCCGTGATCTGGAGTCTATCATAGATCAGCTCTTTGGCTGTATCGACTCCAAGCGGGAAGACCAAAGCACGTTGCTTATTATTCCTGGAGGCCTTGCCGATGAAGGTCCTCCCATACCCTCCATACCCCTTCACGGCGTTGAAGCGTCTTCCTTTTTTCTTGTTCACGTAATCATACACATTCTGTGTAAAGTGACCTCCGCTATCGATACAGGCCGCTGAGATCTCAAGCTTCACTCCGCACTCATGCAAAATGGGTGTTGTGAGGTAGTCGTCAAGCAAGGTCCAGGTGTCAGGCCTTCCCGGGCTGCCGTAGAATGTCTTGTAGTCGATAAACCAGCTTTCATCGTGCATACCCCAGCCCTTGACCAGGCAAACGAGTCTGTCATCCTGCACATCGACGCCTGCGGTGAGTAAAACCGCGCCGGTCGGTATTTTATCATAGTTTTCGATTCTTGCAGCCAGGGATTCATTGCTAATACTAAATGACTCCTCCTCCTGCCAACACTCCCCGAGCATTGTATTAACCCAGACCTTAAGAGTCTCAGGGCGCTTCTTTGCGCTTAAAAACTTCTGCACCACTTCCTGCCAGGTGATCCACGGCGAGTAGAGCGCATTCAGGTGAAAGCCTGCGTGTTTTGTAATCTCTGGGTGTGTGGCCCTCCACTCACCATTGCGGATCATTCTCGGTTTATCGCTCTCTGTGATCTTCGATTGACATTTTTCGCACTCATAGTATGTCTGATCCAGATTGTCTTTCGAAAACTTCACCTGGGACCATTTAAGCTCCTGGTATTCTTTGCAATTCGGGCAGGGGACGTAGTATTTCCTCTGGTCGGATTGATTGTATTCCTGCTCGATTCTCGAGACCCCCTGAATGGTCGGTGTCGATGTCTGGACAAACTTCTTCCTGTAGGTATAGGTCTCAGCCCGCTTCTTTGCCAAATCAACCGGATCTCCTTCTGTCCCGGCAGATGGTGGAAAACGGTCGACTTCATCCAAGACACCAATCATAATGGTCCTTGAGGCGAGTCCCGCTGGGCTATTGGCCCCCGCCATAGCGATATAGCCCCCAGGGAATGCCTTCTCGAGTATCGTATTATTTTGGTCCCGAGTTTTTGCTTCCTTGACCTTGTCACGTAAGACTGGCGTGTCTCTAATCATCGGGGCAAAGTATTTCTTGCTCCATGCCTCCGCCATCTCAACGGTCGGGTTGACTGATAAAATCGGGCAAGGCTCGTTGTCGATATACCGGCCCAGGATATTGTTGATCACCTCTGTTTTACCAATCCTAGCGGCCGTCATAAGGGTCACAGTTTCGATTTTAGGATCTGTGATGGCATCCATCATGCCCCGTTGGTATTCCGCTCTCGAGGTGCGCCACTTCCCGGGCTCTGCGCAGCTCTCGGAGGACAAAATTCTTTCCTTATCCGCCCACTCGCTTACGCTTAGCTTTGGAGGAGGTGCGACCATTCTTAGGACGGAAGCGGCCAAAACGTTCACGTCTGCGAAGTGAAGAGGTGTCGATTTTCGTTTGACTGAGATCAAGTAAGGCCTCCTGTATTTCTGTTTCGAGCATCAGTTGGGCTTCGTTTGGATCTTTACAGTTAATGATCTGTGGGGCAAGTTTTGTCGGAATAAGCATCATCTTTGTCCTGAATGTCACGGCGATCTTCTGCCACAGCTCCGCTGCGACATCGATCTCGATTAGCTCAGCGCAAGCAACCGAAAGCTCCAGTTCCCTCAAGTCCGCCGTGGCAATAATGAGCCGCTGCCTTCCCTGAGCTTCACTCTCCGTGCCACGCGAGGCTTCCTTTATCCGCTCATTCAAGTAATCGATATACCAGTGGACGCATTTGACCAGATCGTACTCCCCTCGTGAGATCCGCGGCATTCCGTGGTCCTTCACATGGCGGTTGATCATCTGTGGCGTGAGTTTCAGGACATTCGATAACTGCTCAAGGTTTGCATAGGTCATAATGTTTCACCCCATTCAATCTTCTGGCCGTTCAGTGTGATTTCATTATTCTTCGAGTATTTCACGTAGCGCTCCACGATCGTGTCACAGTTTATTGGGTCAAGTTCCATCGTGAAGCAGCGCCTGCCTGATTTCTCAGCTGCGATCAAGGTCGTTCCGCTCCCGCCGAATGGATCAACGACCAAATCTCCCTTCTCTGTCGTAATCTCTATAGCCTTCAGTGGAAGCTCCACCGGGAAGGCTGCCCTTAGCTTCTCTGACTGAGAACGGAACGTGTCGACTCGCCAATAGTTCGTGATCCCACGCTTGGTTTTCTTGATGAACGGGACTCTCTTTGTGCCAAAGACTCCTATGTGATCGATGAAGTGGACATTCTCTGCACTCTCGTTCAAGACCAGGATATGCTCGTATTGCCTTGTGAGTTGCTCTGAAAGTGGCATCCCGTGCCCCTTATCCCAAACGATGTCCTCCAGGAAGACTAATCCAGTATTCCTCACGAACTGACTGAAGACCTCAATAAAGCTTGCCCCGCTGTTACGATTATATGACATATTCCAGAAGACAAAGCCCTCTTTGGCCAGTGCCTGTTTCCAGTTCATAAGGACCTGGATATTAAAAACGATAAAGTCCGAGTTGTTCCTATTGTCCTGGTAGCCTGCGTAAAGCCCAGCCTTCATGTTGTATGGGGGGCTTGTAAAGATCAGTCTTGCCTTCTCTTCCCCTGCAAGCTTCAGTAAGTTCTCCCTGATCGTTGTATCACCACAAAGAAGGCTGTGGCGCCCAAGCTCATACTGGTCCCCGGGCTTCGTTCTGACTTCCTTTGGCGCGTCCGGTATTTCGTCCTCTCCGACTTCAGGAGAGAGCAGCTCAGCCACCGGCAGCTCCTTTTCCTCAAAGCCCCAGTTAAGAAGGTCTGCACTTTCAAAATTCTTGAGCAGTGTCTCCCAGTCCCACTCGCCGACATTCCTATTCAAGCGGATATTGAGTTCCTTCTCCCGCTCCAAAGGAAGATTCACCTCGACGCAGGGGAATTCCTTCAACC